AACTGGTAGCCATGCGGTCCTTAGAAGTCCGTGCCGAAAGGCGTGAGGGTTCGAATCCCTTGGGGGGCACCAATTAATACTACACTTAATTTATTGCGAGTATGGTGAAATAGGTAAACACAGAAGACTTAAAATCTTCCGCTTCGGCTTGCTGGTTCGATTCCTGCTACTCGCACCAACTTTACAATAAGCGCTTGACAAACACGCCTATATATACTATAATATAAAAAATGCGGGTATGGTGCTAGTGGTAACACATGACCTTGCCAAGGTTAAGTTGAGGGTTCGATTCCCTCTACCCGCTCCATCTATTGCGGAATTAGTTTAGTGGCAAAACTGGAGATTTCCAATCTCCTGTCATCAGTTCGATTCTGATATTCCGCTCCACGTAATAAATCTTACACAATTAGTTAGCATATATATTTGTAGCAGGCTGGTGAAACGGTATCACAGAGGACTCATAATCCTCAGTTCCTAGTTCGACTCTGGGGCACTGCAACCAAAACTACTTCAAATTTTAAGGAATAGGTGAATTATCATGTCCAGACTTCTATTTCTTCTCAAGCGCAGGGAAGATTATAATAGTGTGTTGCATCAAAACGTAGGTCTAAGTACAGGACTCTACAACTCAGCCAAATTTATGGACGAGATGATGGAATCGAGTGGTGTACGTTCCAAATTGGCTGTTTGTGCAGACAATAATGATATTGACCGGGAAGTCAATAAATGGATGCCAACTCACGTTATCATAGAAGCTTTATGGGTTGTTCCAACCAAATTTGCCGTATTACAAAAACTCCATCCTTCAGTTAAATGGATTGTTCGCTTACATTCTGAAATGCCATTTATGGCTGGTGAAGGAATGGCACTTGATTGGATTGCCGAATATTTAAATTTCGATAATGTTTACATAGGTGTCAATGCACCAAGAATGTTACGTGATTGTAAAACATATTTAAAAGCTAAGCACACTAATAAGAATGTAGAAGATAAAATAATCTATCTACCTAATTTCTATCCACAAGAATATAAAAGTGCCAAAAAGATTGATAAGGAATCAGATACTATCAATATTGGTTGTTTTGGTGCTGTAAGACCACTTAAAAATCACCTAGTGCAAGCTATTGGTGCTCTTGAATTTGCCGAAAGACTCGGTAAGAAACTAAACTTCCATGTCAATGCAGGTCGTATTGAAATGAAAGGTGAACCTATGATTACCAATTTAAGAGGTATGTTTGAACAACTATCCGATTCCGGTCATAGATTAGTCAATCACCAATGGACACCAAGAGAAGACTTTGTAAATCTATGTGCTCAAATGGACATAGGACTTCAAATCAGTTTCTCGGAAACTTTTAATATTGTTGGTGCTGACTTTGTGTCACAAGGCGTACCTTTTGTTGGTTCCACAGAGATTCCATGGTGTGTAGATGCTGTTTGTGCTGATCCAACAAGTTCTAAAGACATTGCTGATAAGTTACAAACAGCTTACAATTGGCCACGCCTAAATAATTGGCTGAATAAGAGAAGTCTCACTTCCTACACGGATGAGACTAGACAAATTTGGTTACAATATTTTAAATAAGGAATAAAAAATGGCACACCATATGGTAAAAAGACACAAGTGGAATAATGGTATGTTAGAATCATTTACACACCTATTTGATTCTTGGGAAGATGCAAAAGCTTTCGTAGATACTATTGATCCAGTAGATGCAGATACGATGAAAATTTATGATGCTAATGGTCAGTTGTTGCACGAAGCCACACCAAGCACAGCGTCAACTTACGCTTAATTTTCTGTATATAAACCGAATATCTGTTCTGCTTCAGGTATTCTTGTCTTAGGACTTTTACTTCCTAACACAACAACAATTCTATCACCAATTGGTGTATCGAAAAGCATTACAATACAACCACCAGCAGGATATGTCCAACCAGTTTTACTGAGTTGGATGTTTTTGTTTTTCTGAGTGATAGGATTTGTATTTGTGTACGTTATCCATTTATTATTAACTAATAATCTTGTTTGGTATTGTTTACTCAAGCCAATTTCTGGATAATATCTTGCTTCCCTAACAAGAGTCATTAAATCTCTAGCGGTACTTAAATCTTCTTTATCTAAGCCCGTTGGTTCAACTACCGATGTCTTTAACATACCTAACATCTTAGCTTTGTTGTTCATTGCACCAACACAAGCACTTACACCACCCGGATAATTTTCACACAAGGTTAAAGCGGCACGATTATCAGATGAAACCAATGTCATCTCTATCACATCTTTTCTGGTTGTTCTCTGGTCTTTTTTAGGAAGTTTATCTCTAAGTTTAGTTGACAATACCAGTACTTCATCTAATGGTTGCTTAGCATCTAACACTACCATTACTGTGAGTAATTTTGTAATACTAGCTATTGGTCTAACCTCATCTATATTTTGTGAATCATATATTTTACCAGTATCGTCAGCAAGTAACCAAGACTTTGCCGTTAAAGGTTTAGCCGAAACCGGACCATTAAAAATGGAACAAATCAAAGACGCAATAACTAATGAACGGAACAATTTAATCTCCTAGAAGGGTAATTATGTATTTATGGAGACTCCTATTGTACACTAGAACATACCAAAAGTCAATCACTTAACCAATTTCACATACAATATTACAACACCCATTGCAACCACGTATAGGAAAAGTAAAAATCCTAATATAACTTTTAAAGGTAATTCCAGGAAAAAATCCGAAAAAGACATTGTTTCAAGTTCTTCATTCTGATTCTGATTCTCGTTTGAATTCTTCATCTTGTTTCTTTATTTGTTCGTCCATTTGTTCCAGTTCTAACAAACGGATTCGTTTACGTTCTGCTTGATTGGACTTAACAATATCAGGATCTAATTGAGGCCAACGTGTTTTTCTATCATACGATATCCAACCAAACAATACCGTCATCGTAATTCCTATAATAAAGACAAAACTAGCATAAGTTATTTCTTCCATATATCTTTTGAATCTTGCTTTTTTTCTTGCTGCGATTCTAGCATCAGCTTGCATTTTACGAGCAATGAGTATCTTTTGTTGACCACCCATTTCCTTCATCATTTCACTAACATCAGTCCATAATGCACCAAGTTCAGGAGGTGAATTGTAAATCATCATCTCACGTAACTCTACTGTCATTTGTTCAAGTTGTTTTTTCATAACAACACGTTGTAGAGCACGCTTACCTAAACTGTCCTCACCTTCATATATTTCTTCACGGTCTTTGCGTTCTTCTTCCTCAAGAACAGCAATACATTTGTACATATTGTCAAAATAATTACCAAGATGATTTGTGAGTTCTTGGTATATACCAGCAGTCTCACCTTGTTTTTTGTTTAATTCAATGACACGATTTTTTTCTTCAATGTAGGCATTGCGTTGTGTCGTTGTAGCAGGTTTATCTTTATGATTGTTGGCAAATTGTTCGTCAAGATCCTTGAGGACGGCTTTAACGTCCCCAGCTGCACCTTTAATATCTTTGTATAGTTGGCAACCTTTCTTTACGGCAGCAACTGCTCCATTGGCTAGAGCGAATAGGGTTAACGGATCCATTTAACTGTCATAATACCTTAAAAGCAAAAACATGGTATAATAACAGGAACTGCTTGACAGTTCAGACGAAATCATATATAATTGAACATCTATTATTTATGAGGGTTATTATGACAATTCAAGTTTTGAAATTAACTAGTAACGAGGAAGTTCTCGGAGATGCAGAACTATCCTTAGGTGGTACGTATTATACCATTAAGAATCCGGTAGGAATATCAATCGTTCGTGGTAAAGATGGCGGTCCGAACGTAGGATTTTCACCTTTCCCACTTCATGCTCCACAAAAGAAAGAGTCATCTATTGACATTCCAACATCAAGTGTAGTATACTGTTACGTTCCAGCTGAAGATTTTATTGATAATTACAATCAAATTTTTGGTTCCGGTCTTATTGTTCCTAAACAAAAACAAATCATCACAGGTTAATGATTAATTTCTATACAAACGTACAATCTATCGGTGGTCACATATTATATCGTGGCATCAAAGATGGCAAACAAATACAAACCAAGATAGGTTACGAACCAACTCTCTATACCATTTCAAAGAAACCAACAGGTTTCAAAAGTTTGGATGGAGAAGACCTCATGCCAAAACGCTTTGATACTATCTATGATGCTAAACAGTATCTAAAAGATTTTGAAGGCGTTAGTGGTTCTAAGGTCTTTGGCCAAACACGTTTTGAATATGCTTTCATTGCTGACCAACATAAAGGTATGGTTGACTATGACTTTGACAAGGTTGTGGTTGCCGTAGTTGATATTGAGGTTGGTTCGGAGAATGGATTTCCTGATCCTTATCAAGCCAACGAACCAATCACGGCTATCTGTATTAAGTATCTGAACGGACACACCGTTGTATTTGGTTGTGGTGATTATGAAGTTCAAGGTAAAGAAATCTATGTAAAATGTAAAGATGAATGGACTCTTTGTAAAAAATTCATTCAAGCATGGCAAGCCAAAACGCCAGATATTCTAACTGGCTGGAACACCGAGTTCTTTGATATTCCATATCTCGTTAATCGTTTCCGTAAAATTCTTGGTGAAGACGAAGCTAAAAGACTATCTCCATGGAACTACATCTCTGAACGTAGAGTAAAGAGTATGGGTCGGGAAATGGTCAGTTATGGTTTAACGGGTATCGGTTGTTTAGATTACATTCAGTTATACAAATGGTACGCACCTGGTGGTAAGTCACAAGAATCGTATAAGTTGGATGCTATTGCCAATTTAGAACTTGGTGAACGTAAACTATCCTACGATGAATATGATAACTTACATGAATTGTATCGTTTGAACTTTCAAAAGTTTATTGAATATAATATCAAAGACGTTGAATTGATTGTTCGTATGGAAGAAAAGTTGAAGTTGGTTGAGATGGCCGTAACTTTGGCTTATGATACCAAATCTAACTTTGAAGATGTGTTTGCACAGACTCGTATGTGGGATGCAATGACATATTCTTATCTGTTGGAAAAGAACATCATTGTTCCTCCTAAAAAGGATCACAAAAAGAATGAAGCATTTGAAGGTGCTTACGTAAAAGAACCACAAGTTGGTCTACATAATTGGGTTGCTAGCTTTGACCTCAATAGCTTATACCCCCACCTTATGATGCAATATTCCATTTCACCAGAAAACCTTGTGGAAAGAAGTTATATTGAAGATAGAAAACAAAAACTAATTGAGGAGTTAAAGTTGAGAAATAC